AAGCAGGCCATGACCACTTGATTATGGTTGCTGGTTCAGACCGACTTGAGGAATACCAAAAGAAATTGGAACAATACAACGGCGAAGGTCCAGGTAAGTTGTTCAACTTCAAAAAGATTGAGGTCAAATCTGCTGGCCACCGTGATCCAGATGCCGAAGGTGCAGAAGGTATGTCGGCATCTAAAATGCGTGAACATGCCAAGAATAATGACTTCATCTCATTCAAACAAGGTGTACCATCACATCTACCAGAGAAACAGGCTAAAGAATTGTTTCGTGATGTGCGTAAGGGTATGGGACTGAATGAGAGTGTCAACCGTGGTCTTTTCAAGGCCATTTTCGTTACTGGTGGTCCAGGTTCTGGTAAGGATATTGTTATTCGTGAAGCGATTGGTGAATCAAAGACCGTAGAAATTACCTCAACTCAAGCGTATAACTACTTGATGGATAAAGGAAAATTGTCGGAACAGACAAATGATTTCCGCAGAGAATCAATTCGTAACCGTGGTCCACTTGTTATCAATGGACCTGCGGATGACCATTCCAGAATCATCACAATCAAAGAAGAACTGGAAGAACTGGGCTACTCAACATCTATGGTCTTCGTTGAAACAACAAATGAAGCTAGTCAATCCAGAAATGAGAAATTGACTAAAATGATTGCTGAGTCTGTTCGCCAAGAAAAATGGGAACTGGCTCAAGCAAGTAAAGAATCTTATCGTCAAAACTTTAAAAATTTCATCATTTTCAATAACAGTGGTTCACTGCAAGATATTGAGGAAGATGTTACTGATACTTATTATAAGTTGAATAAGTTTATTGACAATAAGACTTATTTGGAAGAAGCATACCGTTGGATGCAAACCCACGGTAAGCTAAATACCAATGATTCTATTACAGTTCTCGTCAAGGAAAATAATTATGTTGAAAAAGATTCTAGATTTATTCAGAGGCTCAAAGAAAGCCGAGCCGCAAAACTCCGTGCAGGAACAAGCGGCCGAGCAGAAAATCTTGGAGATATCGTCCCAGACAATCAAGCCATTGGTTCAGGAAAAGACGAAATCAAAGGAAACACCCGTCCAAGAAAAGGCAAAGACTTTGCCTCAGCCGGACACTCAGGAGGCGCCTGGTCAGGAGTCTATGAAGAAACAAGGCCGAACCTCACGAAGTTCCAACAGCCGAAAGAAAGCAACTTCTCCAAAGACAACGACAAAAACAAAAGGTTGAAAAGAGGAGACAAATCTATAGGTTTACAACAACTAGGTAAAACTGGTGGTGTAGGCCAAGAATATGATTCTCGTGCAGGTGGACAAAGTGCGGCTGGTGGCGCTGGATTAGGTAATCAAACCTATAGTGAAGACAGTATTGGTCCAACCGCAAGTAACGGTGATGTAGTCAACTTTGCAGGTATTGCAGGCGGACCAAAACCAAATCCATTAGAAGGTGGTAAGAACTTCAATAGATTCAGAAAGACCATTAAAGAATATAATGGTTTTCAGAATGAACCAGAATCAGGATTTGCAGGCACCTTAGGTGGTGCAGACAATAAAGAGCCAATGGATAATCCAAAAAATAAAATGGGTTACACTTACGATATTATAAAAAGAAAGAAAAACGGAGCAAAAAAATGATTAACCTCAACAAAAAAGATGCTGTAACAGATGCAGTTAAATCAATCCTTACAAAAGAGGAAATTGATGTTAACGCTCGTACTAAAGATGATATCGGAGGCCGTAAAAAGTCTGGCCAAAAAGATGACGTAGGTCCTGCTGCTGACAGCAAGTCCACAAAAGTTCGTTTTCACCCTGGTCCTAAAAACGAAGAAGTCGTTACAGAAGGTGAAAAATCTGAGAAGGTATTGGCTAAGTCCAAACCAGTCTCAATTGAGAAAAAAGAAGGTCCTGAAGCAGGAGAATCTGTTGACACCCAAGTTAAAAAAGAAAACAAAGCTTTACGAGGTTTCAAAGAGAAGTATGAACAACATTCTATCATTGACCAAATGATTAATGAAGTGTTGTCTAAGGATGCATCAGCAGGCCAATGGATTGAAGACTTTGTGAAGTCAGATAATCCAAAGTTTGCGGGTAAGTCTAAAGCTCAACGCAAGAAACAAGCTCTTGCTGCTTACTATGCAAAACAAAAGAACGAAGAAGTTGAAGGTGTCGATGAAGCTGCTTTCTGGGGACAAGATAAGTTGGCAGATAAAATGAAACAGAATGCTGCTGGTGGCACTTCAACTGTACGTGACCTAGATTCTAAAGGTAAAGTAAAGACTACCACAACAAAGGTTCCTGCTGGAAAGAAAGTTAAAGAAGAAGTTGAAGTTGTTTATGAAGCAAATATTGAACCAACAAACGCAAAATCCAGAACACATATAGGTAATCTGTCAAATCCAACTGTAAATTCGGTAGTTCACCCAAGTTCAGGAAAAGAAATTGGACTCATCACCAAACAACCAAGTGGAGAATACCACGCTCATCATTCAGCTGCAAAATTATCACACGCTGCCAGTAGCACATTTGATAGTAAGGACAAAGCTCACCAGTTTGTTCGTGATGCTCACGCCAAAGCTACTAAAAATGGCACACTGAGTGATAATTGGTTGAAGAAAAAACCATTACCACATCTGTCTAAAGAAGAAGTTGAATCTGTTGAAGAAGGTGTTGGTGATACAGTTAAAACTAGTCTGAAGAAGTTCCTTTCTAAAGTTGGTGGTGGTTCAGATGAAGACCAACGTAAACGCCTACAAAAGAACATGGGTGTTCCACAGACTGGTAAACCTAACCATGCCAAGTATAACGAAGAAACTGAACAAGTTGAAGAAGGTTGGGATGATATGGTCAAGTCTGCAAAAGACACCCTGAAAGACAAACCGCAAGACGGCGGATCTGGAGTTAAGAAAGGTTCACGTTATGGTGGTTCTAAACAAAAAGATGAAAAAGAACCAGTTAAAGAAGAATGCCACACTCCAATGTCAAGAGCGAAAACTCTTGCAAAATTGGCAATGGGTAAGATGAAGAAAGAATTGGGCCAGAAGGGTAAGTAATATGTCCAAAGAATCTAAATTATTAAAGAAAGTAATTAAGACCAATGTGGGTGAAAAACCCACATTTGGAACAAATCCTTTAGACCCATGGTCAACAAAGGCCAATATCTCTGAGACCGCATTACTAAACCGTTACTTGAAGTCTAGGGGTATTAATCCCGAGTTTGCATCTAAAGACCAAAAGGTTGCACACTCTAAGACCAATCAATTCAAAACGTGGATGAATTCACACCTTAATGATCCTGTTGTGCATGAAGGTGCATCTTCATCATTGAGAGCACGTTTGAATGAGTTGAAATATTCAAACAGAAAAAACCATGAACTGGCGGAAGCTGTTGATAAAAAAGACACCATCACGTTTGACATTCCATTGTTGATTCGTGTTTTAGAGTTTGCTCGTGAAGATTTGAAGTCTGATGTACTATTACACAAAATGGTCGAAAGACTGATTGCCATCCGTGGCAAAGGCACTTTGACGATGAACCAGTATGGTAGAATCATCAAGGAAGAAGTTGAATCATTGGATGAATCATCTCTACAAACTCTGACTGCATACATGGAAGCCAAAGAGGGTAATTACGGTGGTGACTATCAACAGTCTGTATTGGCAGTTAAGGCCAAGGCAGAGAAGAAACCAGTTGATATGAAGTCTCTTGCTGCACGTATGCAGGCATCTTATGCAAAAGATGAAAAGAAACCTGTCAAAGAAGGTATAATTGATTCTGTCAAAAAAGCATGGAAAAAAGTTAGTGAATTTGACGATGCGAATCCAAAGTATGATGGTAATACAAGACGCCGCCAAGCACTTAGTGACAAATTGAAAAATAAAACTGTCAAAGAAGGTAATGGGTACGATGATAACCGTACTGGTTTTGCTAAGAAGCCACGTGAAGATGATGAAGGTCATGCACCAACTAAGTTCAAAGCTAAGTCAACATTGGATCGTCCACACACCGTACATATTGATGGTAAACCATGGAAGAAATTCTCCAGTGGTCATCAAGCAAACGCAGCAGTAAATACTCTTGCTGCAAAAGGTAAGAAGGCAGTGGCCATTGCACATTTCAAAGAAAATACAATGGATCCATTGGCTGCAACTGGTGCACCTAATGACTGCGCTAACAATCCTGATGATGTTGCACCAAAAGATAAAGGTAAGAAGTTGATTCAGATGTCCAAAACAGCAAAACTTATTAAGACTGTTGTTAAAGGTAAAAACATCAAAGAAGATATGTACGACCAGGAAAAAGAGGATAAGTCTACTTCTCCTCTTGGTAAGAAAGTTAAGTTACAAAAACCTGGTCAGGATGCTGTTACAAAAGAGCAACCTCAGGCAGCTGCAATTTTGACTGGTGGAAAGACGTTAACGGGTGAACCCCGTGATACGATTGAAATTGATCCATTGATGAAAATGCGTAAGCAACCAACAGATTCACCGGTTCAAGATAAATCAAAGAAAAGTGTTTGAATAAATAGGAAACATAACCCTCGGTTAAAAGGAGAAATATAAATGTCATCTTGGGGAAATAACGATAATGCAGCTAACGCTCCATACTGGGCAGTTAACTCAGCAATCACAAAAGCTGCACCTGCAGCAAACAACTCTGCTCCAACAGCAGCTAACGCAGCACTTCTGTATGCAAATACAGCAGCCAACGCTTATATTACCGGTGAAACAATCGGTTTGTTCGGCGTTGATGCACAAGAAGCTTCCGCTTCAAATCGTGTACATACAGGTTGGGTACTAAGAACTACTGGTTCTGGTGGCCGTGCTGGTCGTGTGCAACAAGAAGTTTTGGTTGCTATGAGTGGTATGTCCGCTGATGGTGCTGATGGCGATGCACAAACATACGCTAACGTATCTATCACCTTGACTATCTCTGGTGACCAATCTGTTGCTAATAGCACTACTTGGGCTAACACAGCAACATTTGATGTTGCGGAAGTCGTTGATGGTAACACCGCAGCCTCTATCGTGTACACATGGCAAGAAAATAGTGTCGATGGTCTTGCTGGATGGACTTCTGTGGCTAACACAGCAGTTTCAGATGCCAAGATTGCTGGTATGACAACAAAGACTTTGACTGTCAAACCAAAGACAACTGCAAACACAGATACAGTATATCGTTTGTTGGCAACCGCCGCAGACGAAGGTGTAACAGCCTACTCTGCAAACGCAACATTGACTGTAACTGGATAATTATAGGGGCTTCGGCCCCTTTTAAATATGTTTGATAACTTGAATGATGACAATTTTATGATGTATGCGGCGAAATACTATAATTCACCGCATTGCATTATGTCTGAGTTTGAGGGAGATATTAAACGTACCAAGTATCTAAAGAGATTATTCAGAAGATACAAAGTGACAAAATCACTAAAGGAACGTTTAATACTCAATCACATCATTTTATTGAATAATGTTTTTGGTACGGAAGCAACCACAAGAATATTGTTCTATAAAATTGATGAACGTGATTATGATATTCTAAAAACATTTTTAATGTATCTCAATTTAATGCCTGATGCCATTTATGGTATCAATAATAAAAACATATACTCACGTGATGTACCAATCAACGAGGATGTGGTAAAGGTCTTAATAAAAATATGAAAACTTTTAAACAATACTTAGAAGAAAAAGGCCGTTGTTGGACGGGTTACAAACCAGTTCCAGGTAAGAAACCTTATTCTGACGATTCTTGCAAAAAGATAAAAGAAGACCTTGATGAATCTGCTGCATGGCAACGTAAAGAAGGTAAGTCCGAATCTGGTGGATTAAACCAAAAAGGTGTTGACTCTTATCGTAGAGAGAATCCAGGTTCTAAACTCAAGACTGCTGTTACAACTAAACCTTCAAAATTGAAAGCTGGTTCGGAATCAGCCAATCGCCGTAAATCATTCTGTGCAAGAATGTCTGGTATGAAGAAACGTTTGACTTCTGCGAAGACCGCAAACGATCCTGATTCACGTATTAATAAATCTCTAAGAAAGTGGAATTGCTAATGGAATCGTTCAAGAATTTTTTAGGACCTGAGGCCACTAAAAGACGAGATGCAGAAGAAATCAGTCGTCAAAAGAAACATTTAACCGACAAGGCTAAAGAGAACCACGAACAGTCTGCACGTGAAGGCGGTGGTGGTGCTGTTGAAGCTAAGGCCAAGAGTTATGAAAATGCCAGAGATAATATCAAAGAAGAAGGCATGATGACTGTTGCTGCTGCAGCAGGCACAGGAGATTCACGTTTATCGGCTGACCAAAGAGAACCTGGTGTTTCCAAGAAACGTAATCCAATAATCAACAAACTTGCGAAACGAGCATTACCGAAGGTGTAAATTATGTGGATTTTGAAATGGTTACCTGATTGGTTGTTTTATGTCACACTACTTGCAGGCGTAGTCGGTTACCTTGCAACGTATCTACTCAAATACATTCCCATCCCACTCGTTTACATGTACAAGAACCCAATACAAATGGGTTCTGTTGCATTAATTGTACTCGGCACTTTTATGACCGGTGCAATATATGACAACAACGCATGGGAAGAACGTGTGCGTGAGATGGAAGCAAAGATGAAAGTTGCAGAACAACAGTCTATTGAGGCTAATGCAAAAATAGATGCAGCAACAGAAAATCAGATAGAAAAGATAGTTGAGAAACAAGTAGTTTTGAAACAGTATGTGGACCGTGAAATTGTAAAATATGATGCAACTTGTGTAATACCAAAAGAATTCATAGATGCAGTTAATAGGTCCGCAGATGATGTTCGAAAGTGAATTGTTTAAGATGTATCATGCTTGGTTGCAAGGCAACGAGCGACACTCTGGAGATTGGATGAAGTTTGTTGAATGGGCCGCAACATGGAACAAAACAACAACAGATATAATGATGGAAGAATTATTCAAATATAAATGGTTCAAACATGATTAAAAAGACAATATTAGTTTCGGTAATAATGACACTGTTTGGTTGTTCAACCACGGTTCCTGTTACTGCAAAATTCCCTGACGCACCTAAATATGGGTTGCAAACCTGCCCACAATTGTTAAAGTTAAAAAACGATGCCAAGATGAGTGATGTGGCAGGCAGTGTTATCTATAATTATTCTGCATATCAAGAATGTGCTGTGAAAAATGATGCTTGGATTGAATGGTATCAAATACAGAAAAACATTTTTGAAAGTGTAAAATAATGGAATTAACAAAAGAACAATTAAAACAATTACTTCCAAAGAATCCTTATATTGACCAATGGCACCATGCTTTGAGTCAACTATTACCGGATTACGAAATCAACACACCACAACGAATCGCAGCATTCTTGGCGCAATGTGCCCATGAATCTGGTGGGTTCTTGTTTCTCAAAGAGAACCTTAATTATAAGGCCGCATCTCTACGTAAGATTTTCCCGAAGTATTTCCCTACAGACGAGTTAGCAAACCAATACGCTTCTAAACCAAACAAGGCCGAAGCGATTGCTAATCGTGTATATGCATCACGTATGGGTAATGGACCAGAAGACTCTGGTGACGGTTACCGTTACTGTGGTCGTGGCCTAATCCAGTTGACAGGCAAAGACAACTATACATTCTTTGCAGGTTCATTGGGTATCTCCGTGGAAGAAGCCGCAGAGTATCTACAAACATTTGAAGGTGCTGCACAATCAGCATGTTGGTTCTGGGAATCAAATAACCTAAATCAGTTTGCCGACAAAGGTGACATTGTTACCATGACAAAACGCATCAATGGTGGTACAATCGGACTAGAAGACCGCATCAAACACTACGAACACGCATTGCACGTATTTGGAGTGTAATATGAGTGACGTAAAGCTTCTAAAGTATCTATTCATCATATTGTTGTTGCCTTTGACTTTGGCATACTTCAGTGGTGACAGATTCCGTTACCCATGTCAAGATCCAGAAAATTGGGATAAAGACATTTGTAAACTACCCATATGTGATGTGACTAGAACCTGTCCAGAACACATTTTTAAAGGTCAACGTGATCCTAGATTAGGACCACCAAAAGATACGCCAGCAGCAACACCTGTTCCTGCATTACCAGCATCACAAGGAGTGAATTGTGGAAAATAATATCATTTATACAGAAGAGCAGTTAATGGCTCGTTTGAAGTTCTTTATCGGCATTTGTCTATCATTGACATTGTTTGGTATTGTGTTCGTTGTATTGTATTCACTAATCTTTGTGACACAACCACTGAATGCCATCTCACCAATTGACCAGAAGTTTTTTGAGTTGATTATTCCTATTGCTACATTCTTAACTGGTACATTATCCGGTATTATGTTGGCTAGTAACAATCCAGAAGCACAGAAAGCTGCATTAGAAGCTGCAAATAAGGGATGGGAAAGACCTCCTACACCAGTGGCCACACAATCTCCTGCACCAGTACAAGCTGCAAAAACTTTCGCACCCGTAGCTGCACAAGCACCGACTTTCGCACCAGCAGTAGCAGTTGGTTTCGGTGGCAAAGAAGCACCAGTACAACCACCACATCCAGAGATTTAATATGAACTGGATCACAAGTATGTTAACAGATGGTACCAATAATACCATCTCCAGCAAGAGAGTTGTCACGGTTCTTGCTTTCATCTTATGTGGTGTCGCTTTTATCTCGGACCTTTATTGGGGGTTCAAGGTAGATAAGTCCTCATTTGATGCTATGATGTATATCGTAGTCGCAGGATTAGGATTCACGGCTTCAGAAAAATTCACAAATAAATAAGGACACTATGAAAAATATTTTTTACTCTCTATTAATTTCCCTATCGCTAATCACTGGTGCATATGCCAGCGATGAAACCACAAAAGTTTGTGTTGATGTAGTTAAAGACGGTAAACCAGTCTTAGATAAAAAGACCGGTAAACCACAACAACAATGCAAGACCATGAAAGTTCACAAGAAACTAGAAGGCACAAAAGTGCCAGAAAAGAAATAAAGTGGCTAACGAGGATGTGGTAGACATGATGGTAGATGTTGGTGTCCTGAAAACTCAGGTCGCCTCCATAACCCAGCTTTGTGGTAAAATGGACAAGGTTATAGAAAGGTTGATGGACAACCAGGACCGTATCGTTAACCAAATCTACATAGACATGGACAAAAGAAAACAAGATACCGTAGAGGATATCAAAGAACTACATTCTCGCATCACCACTACTGACCGTAGTCTGGCTGATAAGATTGAACTTACCGAACGTAGGATTATGGAAGAAATATCCAAACTACGCAAGGACATTACCGACCATAACAAAAAAGAAGATTCTGAGATACAAAAGATCCTGGAATGGAAATGGACCGCTGCGGGTGGCATTGTTGTTATTGTATGGTTGCTTTCTCACGTAAAATTTGATACAATAACGAAATTGTTAAACTAATTCATTTGCCTCTGATTTCGTTATGAGTATTTTTATTGACCGCACCTTCTTAATGAGGGTGTCACCCAAACTCCAAAAATTCGCACAGAAAAAAACGGACCTCTATAACTTCCGTTGTCCTTTCTGTGGCGATTCTTCCAAAAACAAGATTAAAGCTCGTGGTTACGTATTTGCCAAAAAAGGCAATTACTTCTACATGTGTCACAACTGTGGTAAGTCAACCAACTTTTATAATTTCTTGGAACAAGTAGATCCTACTCTGGTGAAGGAATATTCGTTTGAAAGATACAAAAACGGAGATAATTCTCAAAAGACGGTATCCAATACTGAGATTGGGGTCGTTAAAACAAGTGCGCCTGTTTTTAAGAAGAAACTACCCTTACCGTCCATTAAATCGCTTCCAGAAGGACATCATGCGAAGACATACGTGGAAGGGAGACAAATACCAGAATCTCAAATGGACTCGTTATATCTGGCCGAAGATTTCAAAAAGTTTGTTGAAAGTCTCAACGTAGAGAAAGATGGCCTGATTGATAATGACATCCGACTGGTGATACCATTCTATGATGAAGAAAAGAATCTGGTAGCATTCCAAGGACGTGCCTTGGGTAACTCAAAACTAAGATACATAACTGTGAAGCTATCGGATGATGGCATCAAACTCTTTGGTCTTGATAAGGTCAACAAGGAAGAAGATGTGTTCGTCACAGAAGGTCCTATTGATTCAATGTTCTTAGAAAATGCTGTGGCAACCGCAGATGCAACATTAACTAACGCCTCCAAGTACATTGATAAGTCTAAGTTAATTTTGGTTTACGACAATGAACCACGTAATAAAGATATTTGTCGTCACATGGAAAAAGCGATTGAGGAACATTACCGTATCGTCATTTGGCCAGAAATGATTGAAGAAAAAGACATTAATGAAATGGTACAAAATGGATTTACATCAGAAGAATTATCTGATATAATCAGGAGTAACACATTTCAAAACCTAAGTGCAAAATTGAATTTTATTAATTGGAAGAAAGTATAAACTATGAACGTGAAATTAATTAACTACTCACAAGACCCTGATGGTCGTGACCTCTTGGAACAGATTGCGTACTGTGCAAGGGTATCTAATCCTGGTAACCAGGACAACTCGGAGACAGCCGAAAAGTTGGTCCGTTATCTGATTAAGAATAAACATTGGTCTCCGTTGGAGATGGTTTCCGTGTGTTTGGAGATTGACACAACCAGAGACATTGCTCGACAGATTCTCCGTCACCGTTCTTTCTCCTTTCAAGAATTCAGCCAACGCTATGCGGATGCATCACAACTTGGTTTTGAAACACGTGAGTGTCGCCTACAAGACACAAAGAACCGTCAGAACAGTATTCAGATTGGTCGTACAGACGAAGACCGGCGCTTAGCTTACCAGTGGGAACAGTTCCAAGGTAACATTCAAAAAATGTGCGAGGACACGTACAAGTGGGCACTGGCACATGGTATTGCCAAAGAGCAAGCACGCTCAGTTTTACCCGAAGGCATGACTTCCTCACGCATGTATATGAACGGCACGTTGCGTTCTTGGGTTCACTATATACAACTCCGTTCAGCAAACGGAACACAAAAAGAACACCAAGAAATTGCTCTGGCATGTGCAGCAGCAATTAAAGAGATTTTTCCAATGATTGAGGAGTTTATTGATGAACAATGATGTGATTAAATTTATTGAAGCGTGTGACCAAGAACGTAATGAACAAAATGTGATTCTATATCAAAAATTGATACGTGAAGAATTTGATGAGTTTGTACGAGACTATTTTGCTGGTGACGAGGTGGGACAACTTGACGGTTGCATGGACATGATTTGGGTTATCCTAGGTTATTGTTACATGAAAGGTTATGATGTGAATGGCGCATGGGCAGAAGTGGCTCGTTCGAACCTTGCAAAGATTGATTCTGTAACCGGTAAAGTGAATAAACGTAAAGATGGTAAAGTGTTGAAACCTGAAGGCTGGACACCACCAGATTTAAAACCATTTGTAAAATAATAATAAGGTAAAAATATGGAATATCTTGGAATTAAGATTGACTTAGAGAGAGATAATTTATTTGATGAACTCGGCAAAAAAAGACTTAAAGAATCTTACATGCGTGAGGATGAAACCTCACCACAACATAGATTTGCATACGTATCTAAAGCATTCGGCACAAACCCCGAACATGCTCAACGACTATATGAATATGCATCAAAACACTGGTTGTCCTACTCTACACCGATCCTTTCTTTTGGAAGGTCTAAGAAGGGTCTACCAATCTCGTGTTTCTTAAACTACATTGAAGACACAGCGGAAGGCCTAGTTGAAAACTATTCAGAAACTAGTTGGCTCAGTATGTTCGGCGGCGGAGTGGGTATTGGAGTCGGTATCCGTTCTTCTAGTGATAAGTCTACTGGCGTTATGGCTCATCTTAAAACTTACGATGCTTCTTCTCTTGCTTACCGTCAAGGTAGCACTCGCCGTGGGTCTTATGCTGCTTATCTTTCTGTTTCTCACCCAGACATAATCTCATTCCTAGAAATGCGTAAGCCAACAGGTGACCAAAACGTTCGTTGTTTGAACTTACACCACGGCATCAACATTCCAGATGCGTTCATGGAAATCATTGAACGTTGTATGATTGATAAAGATGCAAGTGATGATTGGGACTTGGTTGACCCACATTCAGGTGAAGTCCGTGAGACTGTATCTGCAAGAATGTTGTGGCAAATGATTATCGACTTGCGTATGCACACGGGTGAACCATATTTGCATTTCATTGATATCAGTAACCGTTACCTACCAGAACACTTAAAGAATCTCGGACTAAAAGTAAACCAATCAAATCTATGTTCTGAAATTATTTTACCAACTAATGAAGAACGCACAGCAGTATGTTGTTTGTCTAGTTTGAACTTGGAGACCTACGATGAATGGAAGAATGATGAAATTTTTCTACGGGACGTGGCAGAAATGCTTGATAACGTGTTACAATATTTTATTGATAATGCACCTGACACTATTGCTCGTGCCAGGTACTCTGCTACTCGTGAACGTTCTATTGGTGTTGGTGCTTTGGGTTTCCATGCTTATTTGCAGCGAAAGAATGTGGCCTTTGAATCAGCCATTGCAAAGTCAATCAACAACAACACCTTCAAATCAATCAGAAAAGGACTAGATGATGCAAATCTTCAATTGGGTTCTGAACGTGGTGAAGCGCCCGATGCTGTGGGCACTGGTCAGCGCTTTAGTCATCTTATGGCTATTGCTCCAAATGCTTCTTCGTCTATCATCTTGGGAAATACTTCTCCTTCTGTTGAGCCTTGGCGTGCTAACGCATACCGTCAAGATACTCTATCAGGATCATTTCTGAACAAGAACAAGTATCTAGATAAAGTGATTTTGAAACACTTATCACCAGAAGGTGCACCATTGACACCAAAGGGTGAAGAAGAATATGCTGACATTTGGTCTTCTGTGATTGCTAATGATGGTTCGGTGCAACACTTGACGTGGATGGACCAAGAAACTAAAGATGTGTTCAAAACATCTATGGAAATTGACCAACGATGGGTAATTGAACATGCAGCAGACCGTCAACAATATATTGACCAAGCACAAAGTCTTAACGTGTTCTTCCGTCCAGATAGTCATCTGAAATATATTCATGCTGTACATTTCTTGGCATGGAAACGTGGACTGAAAACATTGTACTATTGCCGTAGTGAGAAACTTGCTAAGGCTGATAAAGTATCTAAGAGAATTGAACGTGAAGTAATTAAAGAACTTGATATGACACAAATTGCTCAAGGCAATGATTGTATCGCTTGTGAAGGATAAAAAATGGATAAAAGAATATTAAGATTTACAGCATCATGGTGCCAACCATGCAAAACATTGGCCAAAAACTTGGAGTCTGTTAATACAAACGTTCCTATTGAAGTTGTTGATATTGATGTAAATACCGACACAGCATTAGACTATGGTGTACGTGGTGTACCGACATTGATTATGTTAGAAGGTAATAACGAAATCAAACGTATAAGTGGCGCTAAGTCACTTAAAGAACTAGAGGACTGGATTAATGATTAAGAAAGTAAGTAGTCGTGTTACTGACCAACGCAGTAACTTTAAACCATTCAACTACCCATGGGCATATGACGCATGGTTGAAACATGAACAATCACATTGGTTGCATACTGAAGTGCCGATGTTGGAAGATGAGAAAGATTGGAAGAAGAAACTAAGTGATGGTGAAAAACAGTTTCTTACACACATCTTCCGTTTCTTCACACAAGGTGATATTGATGTTGCTGGTGGTTATGTTAATAACTATCTACCTTATTTCCCACAACCAGAAATTCGTATGATGTTGATGGGTTTCGCTGCACGTGAAGCTCTACACATTGCTGCATACAGTCATTTGATTGAAACGCTTGGTCTACCTGAAACCACATACAGTGAGTTTTTGGCTTACCAAGAAATGAAAGACAAACACGACTATGTGTTAGACATAGCTGGCCAAAACAGTACAAAAGAAAATACAGCTCGTCATATTGCTGTGTTCTCTGCATTTACTGAAGGTATGCAGTTGTTCTCATCTTTTATTATGTTGTTGAACTTCCCACGCATGGGTAAGATGAAGGGCATGGGGCAAATCGTTACTTGGTCTATCGTTGATGAAACGATGCACGCCGAGAATATGATGAAATTATTTAAAACATATATAAACGAGAACCCCGAAATCTGGAACGATGAATTGAAGTCGAGCATCTACACCATTGCTGAAAAAATGGTTGAGTTAGAAGATAAGTTTATCGACTTGGCTTTTGGTGTAACTGAAATGGAAGGCTTAACGAGAGAAGAAGTTAAGAAATACATTCGTTACATTGCTGACCGTAGATTGATTGGTCTTGGTATGAAGGGTATCTTTAAAGTTAAACGCAATCCACTTCCATGGGTTGAAGAAATGATTAATGCTCCGACACATACTAACTTCTTTGAGAACCGTGCTACTGATTATGCAAAAGGTGCTCAACAAGGAACTTGGGGTGATGTTTGGGCTCACTAAGGAGACCTTATGTCCAAACTAATTACAGGCGAATGCCTAAACTGTGAATCAAGTTACGAAGTTGCTTATGTTGAGCAACTCGTATCACAACCGTTGCCAGAACATTGCCCGTTTTGTGGCGAAATCATTGAAGACATCACCGAAGACTATATAGAGGAAGATGACTTAAATGAAGATGATTTAAAATGGGATTAAACTGGTTACATAATAACAAAGATTTTACAGAAGATGATATTGGTGATAATTATGGATTCGTCTATCTTATCACCAATCTAACAACAGGTAAAAAATACATCGGTAAGAAATTCTTCTACAGCTCTAGAACCAAAGTGTTAAAGGGCAAGAAGAAAAAGTTCAAGGTATCCTCGGACTGGCAAACTTACTATGGTTCCAACGAGGAACTAAAAAAAGATGTTATACTCCACGGCAAAGAGACTTTCAAACGAGAAATCCTACACTTATGCCTTTCCAAAGGTAGTGCAGGGTATCTTGAAGCGAAAGAACAATTTGTCAATGGTGTATTAGAAAGTGATGATTACTATAACTCATGGATTATGGTTAGAGTAAGAAAGTCACACTTAAAAGGAATTTAATGTTAGAAGCTTTACGTGATATCATAAATTACGACACAATCTTTTTTGTGCCGCATCCAGAAGATGAAAACCAAGTGAAAATTGATATTGCGACTTATAAAGATCCAGGTGAAAAACTCAATGGTTCTGAAATGGGTGATATGTTTGATATCATTTTATTCCGTATGGATGAGGATGATGTGACTGACTTGGATAGATTTGATGGTATACTTGTTGAACCTAGGACATATATCTCTAGGATGATTAAAGATGACTGGTATGGTATGGTTACAAGAAAAACCACAACCTCAGATAAGATGGCCGATGAAGTGTTTGCCAATTGGTTAGATATGTCGTATAATACAGATTAAACACACTTAAAAGATACATTATGATTCTTGTTGATTTAAACCAAGTCCTGTTGGCTGGCCTCATGGCTCAGATTGCCAACCAAAAACCTAAACTGCAATTAGAAGAACATCTAATTCGTCATATGGTTTTAAACATCATCCGAACGCACCTGAGAAACTTCCGCAAGGAATATGGTGAGGTTGTACTCTGTGCTGACAACCGTAAGTATTGGCGCAAGGACTTCTTTCCTTACTACAAGGCGCATCGTAAAAAAGCACGAGAAAAATCAGACTTGGACTGGCACCTGATTTTTGATATGCTTGCCAAGTTCAAACAGGAACTCAAAGACAATTTCCCATACAAAGTTATTGATGTTGAAGGTGCAGAGGCTGATGATATCATTGGCACGCTTGTACCTCGTCACATTATGCATGAGAACATTCTGATTATCTCCAGTGATGGCGACTTCCTGCAATTACAACAATATAATGGACGGTCACAGTATACCGTGAAGCAGTACAATCCTGCACAGAAGAAATTTCTAATCTCCGAAGATCCAATCAAGGAACTAAAGATGAAGGTTATTAATGGTGATTCTGGTGATGGTATTCCAAATATCATGTCTGCTGGTGATACATTCGTCACAGGTGCTCGACAAAAGCGAATGACCGAACAACGCATGTCCAAGTATCTAACTGAAGATATCACTGAGTATGATACTACTGCGGCCACTAACTATTCCCGCAATTCCACTCTTATTGACCTGAGAAATATCCCAGGTGATATTAGCACTAAAATCATAAATACGTATGATGAAACTAAACCAGCACCGAAAGGTAAGCTGTTGAATTATTTTATTTCCAACAAACTTAAAAATTTGATGGAAGTTATCGGAGAATTTTAATGAAGATGATATATGAAGTTTTTGACGATTTTGAGAAAGCAAAAACTAAAAAAGAACGAATGGATGTAATTGGTGCGAACCTAACACAAACATTAGTTGATGTTTTGACGTTGACGTTCCATCCAGACTTCCAGTGGAAGGTTAAAGAGTTACCGGACAACTACCGTATTCCAAATGACGTTTTACCAGGAATCACCTTCGACAGTCTACATCACCAATTGAAAAAACTTTATATGTTTAGGGTAGGTGATGCAACTGCTGAAAAGTTGACTGATAAACGCCGTAACGACTTACTGTTTCAATTGTTGAATTCTTTAGAACCACGTGAAGCTGAAATCATCATGGGTGTCTTTGCGAAAGACCAAGGCGTTAAAGGCTTGGACTATAAATTTGTTAAAGAGGCATTTCCAAAAATGTTGCCATGACAAGAGACAGATTAATTGTAACTGCTGGTGATTATGATTTATTGAATGTTGATGACCTTGACTTTTTGGAAAAATGTAAATCCAAAGGTGATTGGTTAATCGTTGGTTTACACTCTGACATGCAAGTGTATATGAGAACCAACACCATCTTCAACAAATACGATGACCGCCAGCGACTCTTAGAAGGTCTTAGAACAGTTGATGAAGTTTTAAGATTTGATGATTCTAGGGGTAATTACTGTAATCTGTTAAAATTAATAAAGTTAGTATATCCTCAATCGGATATAACATTCATCACAAAACATGATTTGATTGATACTCCGGAAAGAAAAATTAGGGGTATCAATTTTGAGGTAATCAATTAGGAGTAATATGTCGAAATTCGTGGCTAAGTTTCGTAAGGACCGAGACTATAACGATGATTATGAATTTTCACAAAAAAGAAAACGTAGTGCTAATCACGATCCTGTCAAAAAATTAACAAAATACAATTATGATGTGTTAATGCAGGAAGATGATTCACTTTACGGTAAACCTTCACGTAAAAAAGCAAGAGTTACCTATTAAATCTGTGTTGTTGTAATCCTGCAACACAAGTATTGCCAAATATCTCTAAACCGTGTATAATTATCACATAGTTTGGAGATATTTGATGATTATTCACGCACACAATTCCACAAAACGCAAATCTCGTAAGCCCAACGCACAACAACGCCAATTGGTTACTGAGTGGGACGAGATTGTTAAAAAGTACGAACCCAAACGAGCGGTTAAGTACAAGGCCGTCACTTGGCAACCGACCAAGTCTTACGTCCGTGAAACTCCACACATTCCATCATTAAATACTTCAGGTGGCACTGCTACAAAGGCGCCATCTAAAGTATATACTGGTTCCAAGGTTCTTGGAATTGCAACTTTACACAAATCAAACGCTGTACCCGTGTTTAATAACCAGGAAGCTGTCGATATTTCAAGCATGAGGCGATGACATGAGAAAAAACCTAAGTTTTGTTGTTAAACTACAACGTCCGGTGTGTCGTACACCAATCAAGCCTGTACAAGCACATACAAAAGATGTAAAATATAAACGTAGAGAGAAATATGTCACAAAAAACCTGGACAACAACTATTGAAGACGCTGATGATGGATCAGGAGATGGTATTTTGACATTTCCTGATGAACTGATTGCACTTAAAGGTTGGAAAGAAGGAACAAAGCTGCACTTGGAAGTCAAGGACGGAGTATTGTATATTACAGAGATTAAAGAATGAGTTTATTTGAACAAAAGTCGTTACTAGCCAAATTGATGGCGACCGAGAACATGATTATTCGTCAAGCTAATGTGTCTACAGCTAGTTTTGACATTCTGAATCGTGTACTTACTGTGCCGGTGCTTGACCGTAATCTATCCAAAGAGGTCTATGACTTGTTTATGGGTCACGAAACTGGTCATGCTCTGTGGACTCCACTGGAAGGCATGAGGAAAGCGAAGGCTGAGAAGGTCAACATGTCAGTTATGAACGTGGTTGAAGACTCACGTATTGAACGCAAGATTAAAAACAAGTATCCTGGTATCAAAACACCTTTTATCAAGGCATATGGTGAATTGTATGAGCGTAACTTCTTTGAGACTGATGGTAAAGACCTTACGGAATACAATTTTGTTGACCGAGTAAACCTACATTGTAAGATTGGCGCTTCATTAGCACTTCCGTTCAGTGAAGAAGAACGAAAAATGCTTGATGAAGTTGAATCCACTGAAACTTTTGATGATGTAATTGAAGTCACAAAGAAAATTTGTGATTTTATGAAAGAACAACTGATTGAAGAAGAAGTAATAAAGCAAAAAATCAAAATAAAAATCATTGTTGATGACGAACAAGGCGAAGACCAAGGTGCCGGACAGCCAGAAAGTACAGAGTCCGAAGATTCTGACGATGATTCAGACATTACTATTGTCGTTGCAACACAAAAGAGTGAAAAAGATGACGTAAAATCAGAAAAACCTGAGCCAAAGAAAGAAAAACAGTCAGAAGAACCACGAAATGAAGAAAATGAAAGTTCTTCCAGTGGTCAACCTGGTCAAGGTGCAGGTATTGACATGCAACAGATTCAGGAACAGATTCATTCCTTCACGGATGATGCATTTAAGCGTAACGAATCTAACCTATTCTCTAATGAGAAGAATCTTTACGTCTACGGAAACATTCCAAAGTACGATGTGTCTAAAATCATGGACTACAAAGACATGTTCCGTTTGTTGAGAGAAGAAAGTTACACTGCTGACCCAATGTACTTCAACTCATATCGCCGTGAATCTAGTAAGGTTGTGTCATATCTCGTCAAAGAGTTTGAACTCCGTAAAAATGCGGACCAAATGAAGCGTGCTTCTACTGCCAAAACAGGTGATTTGAATATGAATCGCCTGTACGCATACACACTGACTGATGATATCTTTAAAAAGATGACTGTTGTGCCTCAGGGTAAATCACACGGACTGGTTATGTTCTTGGATTGGTCAGGTTCAATGTCAAAGCACTTGGCCAACACAGTTAAACAGTTGTTGAACTTGACGATGTTTTGTAAGAAGGTTAATATTCCTTTTGAGGTATATTCCTTTATTGATGGAACCAACCATGAATACATGCATCATCAAACCGGCAAAACTGGAGATTTGAGGATGTCAAATTTCGGTCTGATTAACTTACTATCAAACCGTATGTCTGCATCCGATTTTACTTTTGCTGCGTCAGTACTGATGAAGATGTCTGGAGCACATGACGCATTAAGAAGGTATAACATTCGTCCACCATCATTCATGTATTTGAGTGGGACTCCGTTGAATGAAGCTGTGATTGCTGCCATGGAAATTGTACCTCAGTTTCAAAAGAGGAATAAACTTCAGGTTGTGAATACAGTATTCTTAACTGATGGTGAAGGTTCTCCTATCGCTTCCATATTTGAAAGTGATTCATATGCTCAAGGCAAATCATTCACACATATGGTAATTCGTGATCCTAAAACAAGGCACGAAGAAGTGTATGAACGCAATTCACAATACTATTCAGGACAAGCACAAACTGATTGTCTGATTCGTTTGTTGAAGATTCGTACAAATTCACATGTGATTGGTTTCTTTGTTGGAGAGTCTAAAGACATTAGTAACCGTATTTCGTATTTCTTTCCGGAATACAACAAAATGGAGATTAGTGAAAGATACGAGTTCAGAGACAAACTGAAGGATGAATTCCGTAAGAATAGTTCTATGGTTGTAACATCCACTGGTTTTGATGACTATTACATTCTAAGGTCAAATGGCCTAGATACTGATGATGATGAGGAACTCACATTTAAAGAGAACGCTACTACACGTGGCATGGCCTCAGCATTTAGTAAGTTCGCAAGCAACAAGATTAGTAGTCGTGTTGTTTTAAATCGTTTTATTGAATTGATTGCATAAAGGAAAAGAAAATGGAAATATATTCCGAATATATGGAAGGTGACCGCAAGGCCACTGTTACACGTTTACGCCGTAGTGAATGGTCTCGTAATTTCGATGTGTTTGAAGTTGCACTGTATGTACAGGGTAAACCAATCCAACGAACCACATGCCATAATGAACCTGATGCTGAGAACTTGGCAGAAGATTTCGTCCGTGGCGGTTGTGCCTCGGCTCCTACACTTTTGAATGAGCATATCACTAATGGATAATCAAACCAAGGAGGTCTTCTGTATCGCACAGGAAGAGTGTGCAGAAGTTACCCAAGCAATTTCCAAAATCTTCCGTTTCGGTTTCAGTTCTGTACATCCGGTATCCGGTAAGACGAATCAACAAAGCCTAGAGGAAGAAGTGGGAGACCTCCTGTGTATGGTTGACATTATGATAGAAAAGTGTATAATCTCAGATAGTGCAGTGAATGCTGCCAGATTAGCCAAACGTGAGAAACTAAAAACCTGGTCAGGTATCGAAGGACTTTAAAATGGATTATGATTATGAACGTTATTGTGAAATCTTGCAGAACCTAATGGAGGCTGCATGGATTGACCGTGACGAACTTGAAATTGGTGAAGATATCTCCGACCAACCAGAGATTAAGATTATCTTTGATGGCCATGGTGACTTGGAAGATACCGATGAAAACGGTGAATATGTTTATACCGAACGTGGTAATAAGAACATGGAATCATATGCCATCTTTATTCATAAGGATGCACTGAAAGAGGGATTCGTATTCCCACCACACGAACTATCTCCATGGTGTCTGATTCACCGACCAAAAGAAGAAGTCTGTATCTACGCATGGTTTGATGTGGAGGCTGACGAATGGGAATTCATTCAACTGGAAGACCGACTAGATTCTGATAATACCATGGACGAGAACGATGTGATGGAAATCTTAGAAGGCATCTATGCTCGATACTTTACACCACTGGTTGACCTGAAACCAGGAACACGACTGTGACAGACGAAGAAGTACTACACCACTACGAAAAGATGGTAGAGATATTTGGTGATGACTTACCTGATCCGGAACACGAACCCATGCGTTTCGCATATTTCGTTAAAGTATACAAATACTATCACCAACCTCATTGATTTTACCCAGCGCTTCCGGAGGTTTCCGGCCCAATTATGAAATACTATTGTAATGACCAAGAGGTAACAGAAGAAGTCTACCTCAAAGTGGTAGAAGACCACAGTGCTTTTGTTGAAGAACAACAGAAGAAGGCCGCAGAGCAACTCAAGGCCTCACAGAAACCGGATAAGAAACCAAGGATATCCAAGAAATGAAAAAGTGGACAGAAAAAGAATTCGGCCAGTGGGTATACTTTGACGACCAAGATGGAAAGATTATTGGTGCGGTCTACAAGATTGGTAACTCTACGGGTATCTGGGGCGGTAAAGTATACCTGTCTATCAATAACCAAGAACACTTCCTGGGTCAATACATTGATTCTGACTATGTTCGTAAAGCCGTAGAACTATTCTGGGAAATCGACTCACGCACCTTACTGGAGAATCGCCGGTGACAGGATGGAAGAAACGGCAAGTATCTGATATGATTACAGAATCAATCATATCATTGCCTGATAACCCAGAGAAGTATTCCGAGGAGTACGATGCCTTCTATAACGAAGAAACGAACGAATGGCTCGAATCCACCTGTGATGACCCTGAGTGTGAGTATTGCCGTACACGACCAGAGAAACCCCTGAGTGATTACTCGGAGGGTGTCCGTAGAGGTGCCGAAGCACTGGCCAAAGAGATAGACAGAGAAGTACTGGAGTCGATTAAGAAGTTTGACTGGGGTGCAGCAGTAAAGAAAATCAATAAACCATGACAGAAAAGTATTTCGTTATCTGCGGTACCCGTCAGGAGTTCCAGTTCTTCATCACCCGCAAGGCAACAGAGATGTGGACCCAAGGGAATACACATATCTCATTGTCCAATTTCGTGTATGTTGATGATGTGATAAAGATGAAGGGTTGTCGTAACCCACATGGATGGTTCTATGGTACATGGTACAACCATACTAACCTGCACCAAGTATTAGAACAACTGATAATATCCTCAGATAAACATAATCCTAAATTTGTTGAGTTATCATTCGAAGCTGAGAAACTGAGAAAAGAAAAGAATGAGTTATTATAAAATTGACGTAACCATGAAAAATGGATTCAAGTACTCATATACTTGCGTAGCACGAATGATGCCTGGAATGAAGGTATCATCACAGGGGTACTGGGTAGAGAGTGTAGAGAGTACACAGATAACCAAAGAGGAACACGAAGCGACCTGGGGAGTCTTTAAGTCAGAACCACGAAAGCCTGAAAAAGTGATTCCTATGATGGACCCTCCGAAGAAAAAAATTACGAAGTCTACGAAAGAGAAAACGAAAGGACCCACGAAGGTACCGAAGTTTTCCTCCTTGGAGAATTTTTTTGATGGGGATGAGGGAGCCCCAGAAAATAAAAAATTGAAAAAAAGAGTTTGACCTGGTACAGCTTTTTTAGCTTAACGCCATTACCACACGGTCCCATCACACCATGGACCATAGTCAAAAAGTACTACACACCACCACGCACTGCAAACCAAAGTAGTAACAAAAAAAAGAGAGTGTAACACCAAAGCATTACACCCCCAAAGGGTCTCTGAAACCCATGACAACAGCGAAAAATGAATACTTTTGTTTCTTATTGTGCCGATGCTATACGAATAACCTTTGCCATTTTGCGACCGTGTGCCACGTAACCAATGACTGGTACTGCCTTATCATAGCAAGCACGGCAGTCCAAGCACTTACCGCCTTGCTCTGGCGCCATGCATACCGTCACACCATCAGGTGCTGAGGTAGCTTCAGGTACAATGGTAGAGCCATGCACTGTAGGTGTAAAGGTACCATCCACGCTGTCTGAGCTGAAGCGGACCATTACATTGGGTAAGCTTTGCATTTTAGCAAGCACTGGTTTAAACTTTTCGAATTTTGCCATTCTAGTGGGTAACCAGTGCTTAGTGTTGGGGGTTGCTTCCATGACAGCAAGCATTTTCTCTGCCAGCTTGAGAGCGTAAACGTCTCCAGAATCAAACCAGCGGAAGTGGGTTTGCTTTTTCAATTTTGCTACCATAACGGCTTCCCAATCGGACTCTTGCCATGCGAGCTTATTGTCAGCTCGTACCTTTTTGGTATCTGGGAAATTGTAGCAACCAGCAGTGGCATAGCAACCCGAGCATGCCGCAACCAATTGACCATCAGCACCAACTGAGCCGGGACAATCCGTCACAGCTTGTAAGGACCACGAAAGGGTGCCTAGTTTAGAGGTCTTGGAAACTTTGTTGAGGGTTGCTGCTGTCATTTTCTGTCCTTTTGCGTTTTTGTTGGATCAATTATACCACTAAATGGTCAAACTGGCAACCTAATACTTTAGTTCTCCAGCACTGTAATGGGTCAATTCGGCACCCAAAACAGCAGATCCATAAAAAGGGTTATAATGGCTAGCCCAAAAACCAGGGTGAATACTTTTGTTTCTAATGTCATACCGATGCTTTCTTAGCCATGATGGATGCGGCAATGGCGTTATCTTCAGCACCATACGTGGTTACCTTTGATGGTTTGCGGTTTGCTTTGAGAGCCTTGCTACCAACTGGTGCAGCCTGCTTTGCGAGCAGCTTGTCCAATCGAGCTTGTGCCTTTGCGATAGCAGCCGAGCGGCGGTTTGCGGTAGCTTCTGCCTTTGCGGTACGTGCTGCGGACTTAGCCAAGCGGTTATCTTCACGCTCTTGCTTTACCTGTACAGCGAGAAATTGAGCACGCTCTTTCCAGAATTTTGCATTGGTGCGAGCTTCTGCCAATTCAGCGGCGAGAGGGGAGAGGGTCTTGCTTGTCATAATTTGCGTCCTTTTCAATTTGATGGACGTAGTATAACCGATCCAGCAGGTTTTGGCAAGCATTGTATGGAATAACCCAGTGGTAAAACTGAGAACTTTTTTCGTATATTGACATGGTCTGTCGGTTAGTGTATAATTGACCCATTCGAAAGCAGGACTGGGATGCACACGGATCCTGCAAACAAAAGTACACATTCCAGGATTGAATAGGATGGTATTAGAGAGGCGCAGAGAAAAGAGAACCATCGTATCGCTTTGAATACTTTTTGACCCATTTGGAATGATCCTGTAATAAAATGGCATCTAAACCACAAACTAAGTCGGACTAATACCAAAGCATTACACCTAATTTGCGACAATACCGGCGCACTTACCCACATATTATCAACAAACGCTTTTTATGCTGTGGATAAGCTGTTGATAACGTTGATTTTCTTGGATAATACTTGACCGGATTGGTTGTAATACCTTTTACATACTTGCCTTTTCTCTGGTTTTCGGTATAATGTAACCCATGCAAACGACAAAAATTAAATTCCCTTCTGGTAATACTTTAGTCTTACATTCTATGGCTGTAGTACTATTGTATACCATTGCTTATGGTGCAGTAATAGTCGACCAAAATGGTCAACAATGCTTGCCGTTCTGAGCATTCTATGATATAATGCTTCTATTGAAACGGAGAAAATATGACAATTCTAGCAACTAGGTCTAAAGTATTACAATTGGCTAATGTAGTAATTGGCGATGAAATTGTAATGCTTTCGATTGATGATACAGAGCAAAATGTAGTACTAAACGTTACTGGGGCGTATGGTAGTACTTTGGAACTACTATTTGATGCGCTTGTACTACTATTCGGTTACAAAGTCATTGAAGGCGATTTTGGTGATACTTTTGTTTACACTATTCGGAAAGGTTAATACAAAATGAGTAAGATGAGCGATATTGATGTGACGCTTCAGGACTACGAGGAAAGTTTACATATGTACGGCCACATGGATACGAAAGTACGTATGTTGAAAGAAGAATTGTATGCCTACGGACTCAAGGATATTAATGATTTAGTACGTGGCATTGATGATGAATTTGATACTTTAGTATTCAACGGTCAGTTGGAACTATTTTAGGTTAGTAGGTACTTACCATGAGGTGAGTACTTTAGTAATCCAGTCAGGTAATGGATTACTAAAGTGTTCAGGTTGCCAATTCGGCGATATTCTGGTATAATTGATTTTTTAGATGTGAGGTAGAATTTTATGCGTGATATGATTGAAGAAATGGTGGATGAATTGTTGGATTCTGAAGGTGACGTGCTTATTGGAAATTTGACGTTTTCTCGTTCGGCTATCGTGCGTGAAATGGATCCAATTGCATATAATATGATGTGCTCAGAATTTGCAGATTCTATGATTTCCGACCTTCAATATGAAATTGATTGTTTGGACGTTGAGGTAGACGCAGAGGAAATTGAAGAAATTCAGGAACGCATTGATATGCTGGAACGCATTTAATATAGAATTGAGGTAAAAAAATGATGAAATACGCAAACGAAAAGAGTTGTTTGGTTGATGCAGTTATTGACCAAATCAAGTTGGATATTGCTAATGGCGATGTGACAGCATTAGAAGAATTGTTGGTTTTCTTGGATAACGAGGTATTACAATCATACCTGCCTGAGGTAGAATAATATGGGTTGGAATAAAGACGGAAGCACAATCAAAGCATTATATCTCTCCGAGTATATGGTGACTGGTGTTGTGACGGAATCCCGTGTCAGGTACGGCGGCGAGGTATCATATCATATTGATTTGATTGAGCCATTGTATGTGTTTGGTTCCGTGCGTGAGCAGGTAATTGTGAATGAAAAACAAGTGCTTGCTGATTTTGGAGTAATTAATGAGGAAGAATTTTACACCACAGGAAGTTGAAATTGAGATATTACACCTAATTCAAGTTACCAAAGGTTCTGAGGAATGTGGTGATTATCTAATATCTCAATTGGTTGCGATTGTGAGTGACCTGCCGAAACGTAAGCAGGTCGAGTTTTTAAACGGTTTAATTAATGCAAAGCAGGAGTTAGTATGAATAAAATGTTCTGGGAAATGATGGTTTATGAGTTGAATGGCAATAAATTCAACAATTATGGTTTAAACGTATTGGCTCAAACCCAATGTGGTGAAGTCAAAGAAGCGGTTATCCATAACCTATTAACCAATCGGTTATATGAGCCAACTGCTGCGGAACGGTTTGCAGCCAAATAATAGTTGACCGGAGAAATGGAGTACTTTCGTTGTATATTGCCATTTCCTGCCATTGTGTTATAATTATCCCATAAATTGAGAAAGCGAGTTTTTTATGATGAATTTCAATAGCGACACGAATCCTACAGTCTCCGCATTGTATTTGGTCGACCGTGACAAGCAAGGCAAGGCCTATCGTTGGTTCAACGCAGAAACCGATTCGTGGGGTATGTGCGGAATGGATATGAACGAAGCATTAGAAAACAAAGACGCAACAGCTGTTGGTTTCTTCCCTTGGGTTGGTCCATTGACTGGTCCCAAGTTTGATCCAAAACCTCCAGTTCACGTTGTAAGTGATGACCAGGTAAAGGGAAAACCCGTTAAGAAACGCATGGCAAAAGCCAAACTGGTTATTACCCAAGTAGGTAACACCAAAGTCGGCTCTATCGTCAAGTCGTCAGGTAAGATTTCCCACCCAGATGGCACAGTGTTCTTCCGTGCTGACCGTAATAAGTGGGTTGCCATGATGAATTCAAAGCAAGAAGCTGCGAGGCCTACCGCTGAGGCGTGTTTGAATTTCTTGAAAAAGAAATACAACATTGATGGCATTGTTTTACCTAAAGCGTGATAAATAGGTGTGAGTCGCCACCCACCACAGGCGCACCCACTCTAACGCTTATAGGAGCATCAGCATGAAGTATATATACACATCAGCTGAATTTGACCGTAAATTATGTGAATTGTTTGAGATAGATTATGTACCAAGTGAAATGGAAAGAATTCAGGTATCAAAAATCAAATCGGTTACACCAGTCAATTTAGGTATTGATATTGGTGTTAAAGGCAAAGATCCTTGGAACAAAGGTATCAAAACTGGCACTTTGACTGATGAACATAAACAAGCATTATCAATCGCTGCAAAGGCATATACCAAAACGGATGAACACCGTGGTAATTTGGCAAAGGCATTGAAATGCAACACAAACGGCAAAAACAATACGAAGCCAAAATCTGATGAACACAAAGAGAAAATCAGACAGGCAATTTTAAGAAAAAAGAATCCCCCGCAGTGTGCGTAGCGGCAATGCCAATAAGTCCGCTCCGATAATCAATAAAGGCATATTATGACACGTGAAGAATTATACATTAAATTGGAAAACGCACAAGAGCTGCTGAATGATGTGTACCATTTTGCAACGGACAATGGTTTGGACGAGTTTTCACGCCTAATGAGCATGGCAGATTTGATGATTATTGATTCATTTGAAGAAATTGAATGTGGTAGGACTGCCGAAGTATTCAAGGAAGAATAATGAACACCTTTTTGTATATTGTGCTGGGTATCATGGTTGCCTTTAATATTGGCATTTGCATTTGGTTTGTTAAACGGTCACGTGAAACCGATGCAGAATATGAAGCGGCAATGGATAGAATTTACGGGAGAAAATGATGGGTTTAGATATGTTTGCATGGCGTGTGCCTGCTGTTGATGCGATTGATGAATTAACCATTCGCCGTGAGGAAGATGGCCGTGTTGGTTCATTGGATGAATTGTGGTATTGGCGTAAGCACCACGATTTGCATGGTTGGTTTCAAAAGTTATATCGTAACAAAGGTGGTACAGCGAAAGAGTTTAATTGTGTGCCTGTTCGGTTGAATGCCTGTGATTTGGATGCCTTACAGTTTGACCTATTGAATAGTGCATTGCCTGAAACAACTGGTTTCTTCTTTGGTGATAATCCACCAGATATTGAATCATTGGCTGAAGACCTGAAGTTCATTCAAGCAGCACGTGATGCGATTGCTGCTGGTGATTATGTTTATTACGATTCGTGGTGGTGATATGATTGAATCATGGATGCCTATTACTGCCAATGTGATTCTGATTCTATTGGGATTGGTATTTGCAATTGGTGGTGCCAATGCACCTAGTCGGTTCATTGGTGTGATTGCTGTTGTTGTGGCTGCCTTGAGTTTGGCAGCAAATACTGGAGTATTAAAATGAAATTGCCTTTTGATTGTATGGTGTTGGATGAATCACCAGTTGAAGTTACTAACCCATTCTCTGGTGAGTCCTGTATGTTGACCCCTGAGGCGGTGGCCGTTTATGATTGTATGAAAGGCGCAGAGATGATGGGCGATTTTAAGATGCTTCGGAAAGGTTTGGATTGGTTCCGTCAGTACTTTCCAGAAGAATATATGGTCTTATTGGACTAATGGAGAATAATATGAGTGAAAATAGTGTGATGGCATCATATGCTGAGGGTTATAATGATGCGTACCAAAATGGTGAGTACCTGAACCCATACGATGACCTTACCCAAGCGGAAGAGTTTGATTTGTATGATAATGGTTACAATGATGGCATGGCCAAACTGGTAACAGAAGCAGTTTAAAATATACCACAATGGTGGTTGCCAATGGTACAAATGTATCATATAATGACGGTGTAGCCGTTTTGATGTAAAGGATTAGGATATGGAAGACGGATTTGATATTGAGATTGGTGGTGGTTATTCTCTTAACTATGCAGAGATTGCCGAATACAAGAGTTTAATGGCTGTCACACGGATGTTAGCCAAACAAATGATGGACAATCCATATATTGTGGTTGGTGACTATATCAAAGAGTTAACCGATTCTGACCTCAAGGCATTGATGACTGCCGAAGAAAATGGCCAATTTGAAGACCTGATTCTAATGTCCGAAATGTTGGCAACTGGTGAAGGTTGCGACCAATCACCAACCGATGAAACCTTTAAAGAACGTACCAATCAGCTGGTCACATTATTGGTGATTGAATCCTTATCACGTAAAGGATTGGTCCGTGTATACCATGAGAATATGTCATTCAATGAGGATATGGGTGACAAGGTTGTAGTGGAAAAGCTTGACAAATGAGTGCATTAAATTGGGCTATTGATATGGGACAATCCAGTGCCATTGGTACACTGGAAGAACAGGTCGAAGCATTAGAGAAGGACATGGCAACAGCACGTGCATGGATTGAACACCTAACCAAACGCATAGAGGAATTAGAGAATGAACGAACGATTGAAAGAATTGGCAGTCAAAGCAAAGATTCAAATGGTGAGTGAACCACGATTGGAAGAGTTTGCGGAACTATTAATCAACGAATGTTGCAAAATGATGGTTACAATGGAACACAAATATCCCGCAAACCTCACAACCAAACAAATCAAGAAATTCTACGGAGTTGAAGAATGAACGAAATTGAAATTGCAGAGGAAATGGCACTTGAATCGGCCTTCCGTTTTATCATGTTGATGCCACGTTGGAATGATGATGACCTAATCTGTAGGATGGCGGAGGACGAGGGATTAGACGGCAACCTTATCTGGCTTACTAGGCAAGTCCTAATGGGTCCTGCATTGGTATACATCACAACCGGCAAGACCGTATAGTAGTACTTTAGTTCTCCAGCCACAAAACTGAGAACTATTTTCGTATCTTGCCATTCCCACTGGTTCCGTTATAATACGTGTATTGATTGATTAGGACACATAGAAATGACAAACGTAGTTTTCAAGGACGGGAAGTATCAGGCAGTTATCAACGGGAAGACTGTCAAACGTAGCAAAAAAGAGCATATGGATTATGTGCTCAAGAAAGCCGGCATGGCCAATGGCGCTGTGGAAGTATCCGCACCAAAAGAATCCCGATTCTCTATCAATGAACGATTCAATTTCGTATCCGATATGGTGACTATGTTGTGTAACGGCGCACAACCATCCGTTGTTATCACGGGTCCTGGAGGCTTAGGTAAGTCTTATACTGTATCCAAAACCCTCGAAGCAAACGGCTTCAAAGATATCTCCATTATGGATGAATCGTTTGCTGTTGGCTCTAAAGTATCAGGTAAGAAATTCATGGTTGTGAAGGGTCATAGCACACCAAAAGGTTTATATCGTTTGTTGTTTGAGAATAAAGATGGCGTCATTGTGTTTGATGACTGTGATAGCGTATTGAAGGATCCAGTATCGTTGAACCTGTTGAAAGGCGCATTGGATTCTTATTCACGCCGCATTATCTCTTGGCGTGCTGATATCAAAGACGAAGATTTGCCCACAACCTTTGAATTTAAAGGCCGTGTCGTTTTTATCTCCAACTTAGCATCATCACAAATCGACCAAGCGATTATCACACGCTCGATGGCCGTTGATTTGACAATGACTAAACAACAAAAAGTTGAACGTATGCGTCACATCATGGAGTCCGGTGAGTTTATGCCTGAAGCCAACAATCAACACAAGGTAGATGCTATCAATTTGGTAGAACGTTTGCAAGATGATGTAAAAGAGTTGTCAATGCGTACACTCATTCAGGTAACAAAAATCCGTGCTAATGCAGGTGCCAATTGGGAAGATTTAGCTGAGTACACTATCGTGGGCTAACCGTCCACCCTTTGTACTGTTTATAACGACCTTTAGCAACAGCTGACATATTACCCGTGTCTAAATTATGTTCTCTACAAAATTTAGCCATATTCTTTATGTCGTATCTGTTGCCATTGGGATCCATGATTGTCCATTCTTTTGAACAATCATCGCCTTTTTTCAAACGATTAGCAGGATTGGAGTAATATTCTTTCATACGAGCAGAGTGTTCTTTAGCAATGTTAGGGTCTCGCAAATGACCAGGTGTGCCATCACCACCGGCAGTCATATTGTACCCTTTTGCAAAAGAATTGTATTCTTGAATAAAATGTGGTTCCATTGTTTTGAGTGTGTGTAACGAATCCATAGATTGGTAAATTACATTCCATTCAAAATTATCCCAACCATATTTGTTGATTGCTAGATATAACAAATATTTGTTATTCTTTTTTGACCTGCTCTTGTGTTGATATTTTCTTGTCGGCCAATTGGAATCAAAACCAATGTATGTCTTACCATTGGTTTTGTTTGTGACTTTGTATATGGAATAGATTTTCATATATGTATTTAGACGATATACAATCTGTGGTTAATGAGGTAAGAAAATGACAAAAGTAGTTATCAATAGGTGTTTCGGTGGATTTGGTTTATCACCAATGGCCGAGATTGCATATAAAGAACGTGCTGGCATTACTGATACTGATTGGTATTATAATGAAATTGCTCGTGATGATCCAATTTTGGTTCATTTGGTTGAGGAACTAATGGATGACGTGAATGGTTCATTCTCTGATTTGAAAGTTGTGGAAATCCCTGACGATGTGGATTGGCAGATTGATGAATATGATGGCAAAGAATGGGTATCGGAAGTACACCGTACATGGGGTTGACAATGTTGGTATTATTGTGTAAAATATGGCTGACTCTGGTAATCTTAATGGTGCCATTGCGTATCTTGTTTGACTATTCAGAACATAATTGGTTTGATACTGTGAAACATAAGATAGTTGAAACGATGGTTGCCGTTGTTGCAGGTTCTATTGTTGGTTTATTTTTTGTTTTGGTACTTGTTGAAGTTTGGAGTTGGTGATGAATGATGATTTCTTTGATAGGTTGAGAGTTACATTCCCAAAAATGTATGATGAAGCATACGATACATGGGTTGATGAAGGTTGGCATCCAATTTTGTTGAATCTATCCAAACAAATTCAAAACCATATTGATTGGATGAATAGAACCGAAGTGGTTGTACCACAAGTGAAAGTGTCACAAATCAAAGAGAAGTTTGGTGGCCTGCGTTTCTATTATGATGGCGGTGATGACAAGATTGATGGCATGGTACGAATGGCCGAAATGTGGGCTCAATGTACTTGTGAAATGTGTGGCAAACCAGCAACCAAGACAACCACTGGTTGGATTAAAACTGTGTGTGATGAACACTTTGATGAACTTGAATCTAAAAAGAAAGCATTGAATGACTGATACTATTATTAAATCTGATATCAATCGTATGTTGTTGGCATTACTTGGTCGTGATGAATTGGTTGATGCATGGTGGTCTGGACAAAACATGCATTTTGGTTTGCAAACACCAAATGATGTGTATATGACCGGTCCACTTGGTCGTCAAAAGGTCTTTGATTATGTTGCATCATTTTGCAGTGGAGATTTCCATTAATGTTTGTGTTTGACGTTGAGACACTTGGTAAGAAATCTGATTCTGTCATTCTATCAATGGCGGCCATTCATTTCAATGCAGATGAACGACCATCACCACAACAAATGCGTGAAGATGCGTTCTTTGCCAAGTTTGATGTGCGTGACCAACACACACGGTTGAAACGGTCAATCAATAAACCAACCATGGATTGGTGGTCAAAGCAATGTGATAATGTGCGTAAGGTTTCATTCGTGCCTAATGAGATTGATTGCCGATTTGAGGATGGTTATGAAGCCATGCGTAAATGGGCAGAGTCAAAGAATGATCCAAAGTGTTGGGTATGGGCACGTGGCAACTTAGACCAATTGGTACTGGATGATATTGAAGAACAATGTGGATTAGAACCAATTTGGTTGTTCAATCGTTGGCGTGATGTGCGTACTGCTGTGGATTTCTTATACAATACAACCAATGGTTATTGTGATGTGAATTATACAGGGTTTGATGCACGTAATGATATCAGCAAACATAATCCTATTGATGATTGTATATTGGATGCAATGCAACTAATGTATGGAGTGAATCATGCGTTGGAAGGATAAACCACCACCACAAGTTGGTGATACACGTGAACGATTTGTGTATGCATGGAAAAAAACCCGTGTACGTGATTACACTGTGTGGTTGGAAACCTATGTGGTGTATGAGACTTACCTGTATGTGAGTCAACGAGACTTTATGAATGGGTTTTATCCACGTCCAGGAGAACAATGGGTTGAGATATCCCGTAATGTGTGTGACTATTACGTATAGGTTGTTGTAAACCTGCAACACAATGGTTGCCACTTACCATCACCTGTGATACAATACATGTATTGATGATTGAAAAGGATATATTATGATTTTGAACAGCGCACCACAAGACCAAGTGGTTATGTCCAATGTTGGTGAAGTCGGTGATTTTAAGATTAAGGCATCAGCAAAGGCCTTCTCCATCCTGTCCTCAGGTTTGTATGCCAACAAGATTCGTGCTATCGTCCGTGAATTGTCATGCAATGCTGTGGACTCACATACTGCTGCTGGCAAGGCTGATGTGCCATTCTCCGTTCACCTGCCAACTACACTTGAACCATATTTTTCTATCCGTGATTTCGGTACAGGTTTGAACCATGAACAAGTTACGAGCATCTATACTACCTATTTTGAGAGTACTAAGACTAACAGCAATGACTATATTGGTGCTTTGGGTCTCGGTTCGAAGTCTCCATTTTCTTATACGGACAATTTCACAGTAACGGCAATTAAAGACGGCACTAAAGGCATCTATTCTGCCTTTATCAACGGCGATGGTGTCCCATCTATTGTTAAAATGGGTGAAGAACAAACCGATGAAGATGCTGGTGTTGAGATTAAATTCTCCGTGAATGACCGTTGGGACTTTGAAAAGTTCCGTGAAGAAGCACGTACTGTTTACACATTCTTCAAATTGCGTCCTGTTGTGACTGGTGCAAACTTTGAGTTCAAAGATATTGAGTATGAAACCATGGACATTATTCCTGGTGTTCATAGTACAACACGCAGTTCATATACTGTTGCTGTGATGGGCAATATTGCTTATCCAATTGAAATTCCAAATGCTGAATCCACATTCGGTTCGTTGCGTAACCTGTTGAACTGTGGTTTGGTGATGCACTTTGCAATTGGTGAGTTGGACTTCCAAGCATCACGTGAAGGTCTGTCCTACATTCCACAAACCATTGAATCAATCAAGTGTAAACTTGAAGCAGTCAATGCACAATTGACCACTCATATTGCTGAAGAAGCCGATGCGATTGTCAACAAGTGGGAACGTTCCATTTATTTGTATAACAAAAAGAACAGTGCTCTTTGGGGTGCTGCTGTTACCAAATATGTGACCGACACCAAATTTGCGTTGTTTGATGTTACTGCACATTCTCGTTGGTCGTCACGATTTGAAATCCGTGTGCCTGTTGATACATTGGTTTCTTGCAACATGATGATACGTGGTTTTGTTGCACAATCTCATTCTGCTACAATGATGAATTGTAAACATGACCATGGTTATTTGGGTAACCGTGGTACTGATGGCAAAGAGATTCGTGAAAACTATTGGGCAATTGATGTGTCTGACGACACCGTTTTTGCTATCAACGATACAAAAGTTGGTGCGTGTGAACGTGTCAAACACCACTATCGTACAATGGAAAACCGTAAAGGTCGCCAAGAAGTGTTTGTGATTGAACCAATCGACCGTTCTAAGCCAATGATGATTGAAGCATTCAAGAATTTGATTGGTAACCCACCAACTTCCAAGTTTATGGATGTGTCACCAATGCGCCAAAAAGACCGTGTCACTGGCACTGGTATGGGCAAGAATGTGACTATCATGCAACTTGAAAAACGTGGTGGTTCTCGTTATCGTTCGGCTTCTGATGATATGGTGTGGCGTGATGGTGGTAAGTTGGATACTTTTGATGCGAATCAGAAATATTACTACCTTCCACTGTCTGGTTTCCAAGCACAACTCACCAAGCTTGGTGGTTATACTCCACACCACATTGCTAGTTTGTTGTCTCGTACCTGCATACCGGATTTGAATGTTAAAATCTATGGTGTCCGTAAGAGTGACATTGATGCCATTAAAACCAAGAAGAATTGGTTCAACCTGGAAGACCATGTGTTCTCCGTTCTGTCCAAGATGGGTGATAGTGTCCAGGTTGCCAGTGCCACCGGCATGGTTGACAAGTCTGCCGTTTTTGAGTATAATCTGGAAAAGATTGTGCAAGAACTTGATGATAAGAGTCCTGCCAAGTTGATGTTGTCTGAGTTTGTAGGACTACCTAAGCATGAAGGGTTGCATTTCGTCCGTCAGTTGATGGATGCATTGAAGATTGAATCTAAAGTTGATGCAAAAGCATTGGCTGTCAAATTCAATGATGTGTTGAATGATTTTAAAGTTCGTTATCCTCTGATTCGTAAGTTTGGTTCTTATGCCAATGAGGATGATGTTGTTGAGTATGTTAAATTGATTGATGAAGTGAAAGGTGTTTGATATGTTTCCGTATTTGATTCAGGGTTCTAATGTTGTTGTGGTCATTAAAAATAAACCACATACTATTTCTAAGACTCATATTACCTATCAAAAGGTAGTTGATGCTATTAAGGCCAATGATTGGCAAACTGTCGAGGACATTATTGATCCGAAGAAAGTTGTGTTGAACTATGGTTCTGGTAATGTGGCCATCCAAGGCGATAAGATGTTTTGGAAAGGCACTGAGATGCATGGTGCTATTGCTAATCGTATGATTACAATGTTGCAAGAAGGTTTCCCAATTGAACCATTGGTTCTGTTTATGGAGAACTTGATGCAAAACCCATCGTTCCGTTCAGTGAATGAATTGTATGGTTTCTTGGAAAAGAATAACCTGCCAATTACACCTGATGGTCACTTCTTGGCATACAAGAAAGTCCGTGACAATTATATGGATTGTTACTCTGGCACATTCGACAACTCAGTTGGTAAAGTGTGTGAGATGGAACGCAACCAAGTGAACGATGACAAGAACCAAACTTGCTCTGCTGGTTTGCATTTCTGCTCAGAAGGTTATCTCAACCACTTTGGTGGTGAACGTGTGGTGATTTTGAAGATTAACCCACGTGATGTTGTGTCAATCCCAACTGACTACAATAACACCAAAGGCCGTACCTGCCGTTATGAGGTTGTTGGTGAAGTTGGTGTAAACCCCGAAGATGCTGTAGAATTTACTGCACCTGTTCAGGAGAATGCCAATAGTTTCGACAACATGGGTGGTTGGCCAAATGCAAACTAAGTAGTGATGGGAGCTTCGGCTCCCTTCTTATTATACTAACGGGAGAATCTATGAGTCACGAAGATGATAAAGTTAAGCACAGCAAACGCCTACACAAAGAAGAAGCTGTAATTAAGAAACAACAAAAGATTGCTATCCAACACGGCCTTGACCGTAAAGAAGTGGAAAGAGAAGCACACCGTTTCGCAAAACACCACGCCATGGACTGTGGTAATCCTGAATGTGGGTTGTGTTCCAATCCACGGAGACTGTTAGGCGATAAAACTATACAGGAAAAGTCCTTCGAACAGACCAGTAAGTGGCTTGACAACTGATACCACTTATGTTATAATATGTTTTTATGTGAGGTAATTGATGAGTTTGAATCGTAACCAGATGGCTTTCGTTAAAGCCGCTGAGGACTTGTTTGGAGTGGGTTCCGTCTTAACACGTGACGGAATTCAGCATGTGTGTGAAGAAAATGATTTATCCTTTCCATACTGGTTTACAACCAAATCCGAGTATCGTGTGGAACGTGGACAATATAAACTGCCATACATCGGCACGGTTACAAAGTCCGAAGTCGTGGAAGAACCTGAGGATGCAATGGCCTTGTCAGCACAAGTGTTAGAATTCAAACAACCTAAACTGGTTGATGAATCTGATGTGTCAATTCCACAAAAATATCCAGATTATGTCCCATTTGGATTCTATAAAGACCTCACTCATATTATTAATGCCGGAGACTTTTATCCTGTGTTTATTACTGGTCTATCAGGTAACGGGAAAACCCTCATGGTTGAACAGGTTTGTGCCACGTTGGGACGAGAATGTATCCGTGTCAATATTTCAATTGAAACCGATGAATCTGACCTTTTGGGTGGTCCAACTCTTGTTAACGGTAATGTGGTTAACCGTGATGGTCCTGTTATCACTGCGATGAAACGTGGTGCCATTCTATTGATTGACGAAGTAGACCGTGGTTCTAATAAGTTGATGTGTTTGCAAGGTATCTTAGAAGGCAAACCATACTACAACAAAAAGAACGGTGAAATGGTTTACCCAAAGAATGGTTTTAGTATCATTGCAACGGCAAACACCAAAGGTCGTGGCAGTGAAGAAGGCAAGTATCTGTCACAAATCTTGGACGATGCGTTCTTGGAACGATTCCCAATTACTGTTGAACAGGAATATCCTGACACCAAGACAGAGAACAAGATTCTTTCACCACTGATTAATGACCAAGAATTTGTTGACCGTCTGTGCCAATGGGCAGATATCGTGCGTCAATCATTTGACCAAGGCGCCGTTGATGAAATTATCTCTACACGCCGTTTGGTTCACATTGCAAAAGCATTTAAGATTTTTAAGAATCGTATGAAGGCAATTGAGTTGTGTGTTGCACGATTTGATACTGAGACTAAGGAAGCATTCCTTGACCTGTATTCTAAAGTAGATGCGAAGGCCTCAGGTAAAGAAGAAGTTAAACCAACACCACGGATTAACGAAGAAATTCCATTCTAATGGATCGGCTGGCATGGCCGTTCCATGCTTTTTTATTATTTGAAATTTGAAAGGACATATAATGTCAAAACACACTGGTAAACCTAATCGTCACGAAAAAATTGCTGTCACTCTGTTGTCTGGTAAACCTGTTTCACCCGATGAAATCAAATCTGTCTTTGCTGGCAGTGACCAAGAATCTGTATTGTATCGACTAAGCACGAACATTTATAACATCCGCAAAGACGGTGGTATTATTAAAGTGCATAAAGAAGGTCGTAAAGTATCGGCGTACCAATTGGTCAATTACACCGAGTTCAATGAACATGGTCGTTACATTGGCCAACAAAAACCACAATTGGTTACCAAACCAGTTGATACAGAAGTGGAAGTAGAGGTTCAATAATGGAAATCATCGTTAAAATTCTTGGAGTAATTGGTCTAATTGTTCTTTTAGGCCTTGTACTATCACTGCCAATTTGGTTGTTGTGGAATTCATGTTTGGTTCCTGCTATTACTGGTGTGAATGAAATCACCTGGTTGCAAGCATGGGGTTTAAACATTCTTTGTACCGGTTTGTTTAAATCAGGCATCGACACTAAAGCAAAATGAAGAAATATGACCGTGACAATTTAAAATTTCTGATGACTTGTCCTGAAAAGGATTTTGATTCGTGGATGAATGAGGCGACTAGTGATGACGTTTCATATGCTTTGGAATTGATTCGTCAGGCCAAATCTGAGTTGTTGGTTGAGGAAATGGAATTGCATGAAACTGCCATCATGTTTGATGATGATATGACAGACGCAAAGCAATTGCTTGAAAGGATTAAAAATGTGGGAAAGATTTAAAGATTGGATCCTATCGGATAATTTTGCATGGTTTATGTTGGGCTGGCAAATCTGTGAGTTCTTAACTAAGCCAACACTATGGAATGCTGCACTGGTGGCTTTCTGGGTGTGGGTATTAACCTCGGATTTGTAACACGAAAGTAGTACTTGCCATTCCTTCTGGTTCTGGTATAATAGAGTCATACTTTCAAACAAAGGTTGATATGAATAAACTTTTTATTATGATGGCAGTTCTAATGCTGACTGCCTGTGGTACATCCAAAATCCCTGGGTATAAAGGTCCAAAAGCCTTAGACCGTGGCGATGTGGTGTCTGGTGCTCGTGATTGTATTAATGGCCGTATGAAACCTACGGTACAATACCTTTCACAAAAGACAGAGCATGGAGTTGTCCTTGTTCCTGTTGATGTGTTGTGTGACCCGTATAAACACCACAACCAATAAGGAGATGGCCATGAGTCCTGCAATGTCCGCTTTATATGGTGTTGGTATCACACATTCCATGATGATTCTTGCTGTGTTGTTTGTTGCTGCAGCAGTTGTTATTGGTATGTACTGGCACATCATTCTTCCTGGTGCTGGAATGATTGCTGTTGCACTGATGTTTGTCTCAGCACCTGATAATAAACCAACAGAAGCAAAGACTGAATCGCCTGTTACACAAGAAGCCAAGATTAATACCGAAGAACAACAATTCATGGAAGATTGTCTTGATGTTGCTGAGTATCCAATGTTGAAGTGTAAACAGTTGTGGACGGAACGCCAAGTAGAAGAAACTACCATCAAAAATGAAACAGTGAAGGAGGTCTCCAGTAAGGAGACAGACTTTCGAACCGCCGCCGATACCAAGTTATTGGACGTGGATAATCAAGAATATAAGATTAAGCGCACTAGTGCAATTAGTAAACCTAATGCAGTAGTATTACAAACAACATATCGTTAAGGAATTATTATGGTACAAATTATTAAATCTGAATGGCATCAAGTTGAGAAACGTTACGGCATTGAAATTGACCGTGACACCTTTGGTGAAATCTATTCTGATATTGAAGATGAAGCAGAAATTGATTTGATGTTTCTCCAGTTTGAGAACGGAGAATTAGACATTGAAGAAGTAATCCAAAAAGCATGGGACGACAGTGTTGACCTTGATTGGGAATGGCTTGATGAAGATGATTGGTGGACCGACCGTAAAGGTGGTTATGAGGTAACTTTTGAGGTGGCAGAATAATGTTAAAATTATATCGTGGATTGGTTGACATTCTTACAGCACGTTGCGAAGGACTAAATGATGCCTTTGCCAAACACATTCGTGCATTTAATACTGGTGATACAGTTGATAATAACTTTGGTGTGAAAGGTTTTTGGAACCTGTTACTTGAAATTATCTTTGTCATGTATGTTAAGGTCTTTGCTGCACTAGGCATTTTACTGACTGTTGTTCTTGCCGTGGTGTTCTTCCCATTGTATGCTTTTTCTATTGCAATTTCAAATGTGTTGAATCACAAAGCAACACCTTTTGAACCTGAATCGGTTGAACCAACGGAGAAAAAGTATGGCAACTAAGAAACTAAAGAACCAACCGTCAGGTGGTTGGCCAAAGATTAGTCAAGGTTCACACCTTACTATCACAACACATGAAGATGGTCGCACCGAATTAAAATGGGACGATGAAGCACTACAACGTGATTGTGAAGAAGCAATTGCATCACTATCTGTTACACCAAAAAAGAAACGTAAAACTAAGGAATAATCATGGCACTTTGGTCTATTAAACCCACATGGAAGAAATCCATTGTTGAACGTATGCATTTTGAAAAAGATGGCAATACGTTTGTTGTAGAAACTGGATGGCGTTGGGGTGAATTCACCTGCGAAACCGAAGATGACAATCCACCAAATATTGAATCTGGTACAGACCTGTACAATTGTGATTATGAGGTTGAGTTGGTTGAGACAACCGATGGATGTTGGGAAGAACATGACATGGATGAATGTGATGATGAAACCCGTGAATGGTTAGAAGAATTCTTGGAAGAAAATTCTTACCTTGACCTAGAAGAACATGGTTGGATGCAAACCGATTGTGAAATGATTATTGACTGTGACCCCGAATTCGAGAAATTGGAAGACTAATGAATATCCCTAGTAATGAAGAACTGGCCGCAATGGCCAATGTGTTTGATGAATTTGTTATTGAATTCTGTGATGAATATAAACTGTCACCGTTGGCAACAACTGGTTTGATGATGGCTCGTTTGAGTAAACTGTCCAAAGAATTGGAATACCAAAATGAGTTTCAAAAACTATTAGGTGAGATTCTATCATTAAATGAAAAGCCACCAACCTTTGTCACCAACAACTCCACTTCCCTACACTAATAATTGGACATATGTAATGTCGTCAGCTGATGATTTTTTACCCAGTGAGGTTATCAATATCCGCCGTGCCAAACAGCTGTTGTTGATTAAATTAAACGAATTCAATATGACACTCACAAAGCTGGGTGGTACACATCGCATTGGTTATTTTGTATCAGGTGGTTGTTTCGCATCATTATTACAAGAAGAAGAACCAAAAGATATTGATATTTGGTTCTTCAGCCAATTTGTTGCTGACCGAGTTGTTGAACTATACACCAAAGATCCATCATACATGAATGAGGTTGCTGTATGGGATGAAAAGTATCGTGATGTAAAAGGTCATGCAAGTGGTATGATGATTACTGAAAATGCTGTTACATTAAAAGACAACATACAGTTGATTACGAAAAATTATGGCGAACCACAAGAGGTGCGCCAGACATTCGACTTTGTGCATTGTATGCCTTACTATGATTCACGTAATGATAAGTTGTATATCTCACGTGAGCAATATAACTGTTGTGTGAACAAGTGTTTGCTTGTGAATAATCGTGCCAATGTTATGAGGTGGCGTGAAGATAAGTTTAGAAAAAGGGGATATGATTATGGCCAATTATCCATCAATTAATCCTTGGGATGTATCACCATCAACAACTTACCCTGTTGGTGCTAGTGTATCTTCTGGCCAATATTGGGGTAATAATGCGGCCACGTCCACAATGATGAATCAAAAAGAATACGTCATTCAAGGACAAATGTATAAAGCAAGGTTGGAAATTGCTAATACTCAGATTCAAACAATGGTCGTGCCTGTTAACCCTGATGATATAAAAAAACAATTGTGTTACGGTATAGCCGAGGAGTTGTGGAAGAATAATGCCATTGAATTCACCAAGATAGAGGATCCTATGTCAGGCAAACACATCTTCCATGCAAGGATTTTTGCGGTACCTGATACTATGGTTCGCATCCTACGGGAAAATGGTAAATGAAAGACTTACTTGACACGGCACTGGTAGTAGTGTATAATCTAACCATATTAGGCACCACTGTGTTTCTAATTTCTGAAAAGAGTTGGAATCCTTGGTGGATGGTTCTTGCCATTTTATTATTGGCATCAAAAAAGGGTAAAGAGTAATGAAAATCGCTGTGTGTTCGGATTTGCACCTAGAATTCGGTGCAATCTCGTTATATAACGATGACAATGCTGATGTGTTGGTGTTGTCTGGTGATATCTGTGTGGCCAAGGATGTCCGTCTTAAAGATGACTACGGCCTAATGGGTAAGAACGACAACAACAAAATTCATACCTTCTTCCAAGAATGTAGTGAACGTTTCCCTCATGTTATTTACATCATGGGTAACCACGAACACTACCACGGTGACTACGCCAAGTCATTAGATAATCTCCGCACACACTTGGGTTATCTCACCAATCTATACATCTTGGACAAACAGGTCGTAACGATTGAAGATGTAACCTTTGTTGCTGGTACATTGTGGACTGATATGAACCGTGAAGACCCTGTTACAATGGTCAACATTCGTGGTTACATGAATGACTACAAAATCATTGACAATAGTAATAACCCACCTGTGATTTTCAAAGGCGGGCAAATGAATGAAGCTGGTCAATTTGTTCCGGATCCATGGGGTACACATGTACGACCTGCTAAGTTTACACCAGAAGATTCTGTTGATGACCATAAGGCCATGTTGGAAGTAATTGACACCGCATGTCAATCGTTGCCTAATGGAAAGATTGTGGTGTGTGGTCACCATTCACCAAGCAAACAATCTACCAAGCCACAGTATGAAGATAATGTGATGGTCAACGGTGCATACAGTTCCAATTTGAATGAGTTTATCTTGGATAGACCACAAATCAAATTGTGGACTCACGGCCATACACATCATGTATTTGATTATATGATTGGTTCTACCCGTATTTTATGTAACCCACGTGGTTACCATGATTACGAGGACCGTGCGGATCAATTTGAATTGTTGACTGTTGAGGTTTGATATGCGTGATTCTGATGTGAAAAGAGTTATTGACAATTTGACTGAAAACCTCAAAGCTGGAGGTAACATCATGGCAGGTGACGGTGGTTATCGGGAAGTTCCATTGAGTGAATATAATCCTGAACGTTATCGTCACCTTGATGATGACACCAAGTGGTTTGCTTTACGAGGTCATTGGGTTATCCGCAAGAAACCAAATACTAAAGATGATTGGTATGTGGCTTGCGGATATCCTCCCTATGAAGTTATGAGTATTTACGGAATTAAATGATGAATAAGAAATTGTATTTGGTTGAGACTGTCTCAATCTTTCGTATGCGTTATGTTGTTGAGGCTCGTGAAGCTGAACATGCTGAAGATGAAGTCGTTATGCGTTTGACTGCCGAAGATTTTAAAGAGTTCTCACAGAAACACGTTGATGAATGTATCACCACAACCCGTCAATTATCCGCACAAGACTTCTTGGAAGAATTTGACAAAGATAATGATTACTTGGCCAAGTGGCCAATTGAAAAGAAAATGGAATTTATCAACTCTGTTGTATACAAGGATGAAGAATGAAAGTAATTTTGGGTAAACCACGTTATCATTGGATTTCTCCATACACCATTTTGGAGAAAATCTTTTTCTGGCGTGAGATTAATTATGATGAACCAGTGATTGAGAAATGGTCAAACCGTTTGGTGCCCATTTCCAAAGGTATTCAAAAGGTATGGGACCTCATTCATCCACAGGTTGATTATGTGAAGGTTGATTATTGGGACACATGGTCAATGGACCACACATTGTCACCAATCATTCTGCCTATGTTGAAACAACTGAAAGAAACCAAACACGGTTATGGATTGGTTGCCGATGAAGATGTACCAAAACACCTACAGTCCATCTATGCATTTCCTTCTGAAGAATGGGAATGGGACGGCAACGCAGAAGCACGTTATGACTATATCTTGGATGAAATGATTTGGGCATTTGAACAACTATGTAATGATGAACACGAATCACAGTTCTATGACCATTCAGAAGTTGATGATAAAGACAAAGATATCATGTCACAAATCAGTAAGATGAAGGTCGACCGTGAAGGTTTGAACGCACACAATGCACGTATTGACAACGGACTGAAACTGTTTGGTAAATACTTCCGTTCACTTTGGGATTGATATGTGGCGATTAATTGCTAAGGCACTTGGAGAAAAGGCTAGTGATTGCGACAAAGAATCCGATAAAGTTGCCTTGATTAGGTTGTGTATTGTGTTGAGTTATATTATCACAAACTGTTTTATTATTGCTGGTGTTGTCCGGCATTGGAGTCATTTATGAGTGAAGATGTGAGTTATGGTAGAGAATTAAATTGGTGGGAACATTATCCTCTCCACCAATTATGGTGTAATGATGCCTGTCCATTGGTGCCACGATTTGAGTACCGTAAAGGTGATGAATGGAATGCCAACAACTGGTCATTACATTGGTTAATCTTCCATATTTGGACACTAGAGAGTTTCCAGTTTAGTGTTGAAGCCAATATTGCACCAGATAGCATCACGGTTGGTTTCATTGTGCCATACCTACGAGTGTTCATTGGTTTCCACCATATGTGGCAATGGACATGGTTATACAAAATCGGTCGAATGTTGCGCCGTAGACCAGCAGAGAAGAATTACAAGGGAGAATACAATTGAAGTATGTTATTTTATTATTGGCAATTACACTGACAGCATGTGGTAAAAACGCAAGTGATACAACAGCATATGCTTTCGATCCAGAAGATGTGATTGTGGTGGATTCTTGCCTGCACCGTGAACTCTTTAATGAGTGTATGAAGGCACTACCTGCGGGACCAGTAGCAACCAAATACAATGATTGGGACGAAGTTGTTAAAGAGTGCCGGCACGGTGCTCGTTATATGGCCAAACGTGCTCGTAGACACGTATCACCTGAATGTGAAGGACAATAAATGAGTAATTTACATAAACACGCATTGACAGAATTCAAGGCCGCAGGTTGGATTGATGATAATGGTGAATACACGGATGATATGCAAGGCATGATTTGTGCCCATGTATTGAAGTTGATGGACATTTTTGCTGAAGAAGGTCATTCAGGTTCAACCGCACCTTATGCCATTAATATGTTTAAGAAACTGGCTATGTTTAAACCACTTACGCCTTTGACTGGTGCTGATGATGAATGGGTTAAACATGACTATGGTGTTGAACCAACATATCAAAACAAACGAATGAGCTCGGTATTCAAAAATGCGAACGGTGATTGTTACAATATTGATGGTAAGGTATTTTGGGAATGGGCTATGCCTTGGGAAGGCCGTGAACCACTAGAACCATATAAATCATATTACACCTGCCGTGACTCTCGTGTGCCTGTAACTTTCCCGTATACACCACCGGACGAACCAATCTATGAATACCGTTACTCCGATGCAACACCACAACAACCTGCACAAAATGAGGATGGTTTCCTATGATGTGTTACCTACACTACATCTCATCCTCACGGCGCTTGCATGAATCGCAAAAAACTGTTACAATGTTGAAGTCCGACAAGTATTCTGAACGTGATGTTCCTCCGATGGTGTTGGCTCAACGAGACTTCATTAAGATGGAAAAGGAATACTATGGTGAAGAATGTGTCAAGTGGAATTTCATTTTGCTTGGTGTGTTTTGGTTTTCATTTGTTGCGTTTGGTGTTTGTAAATTAATTGGAGTTATATGATTAAAATTTGGCAATATATTAAAGACAATATTAAACTAATACTGGAGACTATCTTCTTTATTGGTCTTGTTGCGTACCTGTTCTGGATGCCGCCACTACATAAAGATAACCCTATCCTAAAAGATTATAAGGATGGAGTCCAGAATCACCTTACATGGGATATCAAAGGACAATGTTACTTTGTTCGTCCTAATGATGATGTGACTGTTTATTTAATTCGTGTTCAAGATTGTGATAGAAAGTGAGTATATGAGAAAACCTGATAAAAACTTTAAAATGCCTAATGAGTATAAAACTATGGTTCGGATGTTCAAAGGCACCGAGCAGCAACGTAGTTTGTGGAAAAGATCCTTTATTGATGCCACTTTGGCAGTAGAAGATTACCGCAAATCTAAAATTTCAAGAGATAAAGGAGAATAATTATGTCAATGTTTGTAGAAGTAACCTCAGTTGAGAAGAACTGTCCAATTATTATTAATTTGGATCATATCGTAGAAATTGCACCATTAATTAGTGGTGGTTGTGCATTGTTTATGACTGACAGTGGTGGTGTTGGTGCTAAACATAGTGTGCGAGTAACAGAAGGATATGAGTTGTTCAAACAATTTGCAATGCAAACTGTAACAGCCGAAGATATTGCACGCCGATTCCCTAAAGCAGAGGAAAACAAACAACGTGAGTTTGTGAAGCGTGAAGAAAAACCTAAAGTTGAAGATGAATTAGAAATTCCAACACTAGGTGGTAAATCTAAAAAGTAATTATGAATGATTTGTTAGCCAACACGTTTGGATGGATTAAAGATGATTTTAAGTCTCACAGAGTTCGCTTTGTTGTTGAGTTGCTTGCTTGGGCTATTAGTATTGGATGTAGTATTACTATGGCGAGTACAGTCCCAACGCCTCCGCTTCTTACTCTTTATCCTATTTGGATTGCTGGTTGTGCCATGTATGCTTGGGCTGCTTGGACTCGGAAATCTTTTGGCATGCTTGCTAACTATTTAC